TCAAACTTGTTCAATGTCATTAACACTTTTCACAAGTTTGAAAGTTACATTTTTTATATCGGCTGTATTAATTTTTACATTTTCCCTATCTTTTTGTAGCTCTTTATGCGACTCTAATGTATATTTACCGCCATCTTTTGTATTTATGACGATGTTACCTTTAGGCAAATGTTCTCCCATATATAAGCCATAAGAAATATGAGCAAATCTTATGATATGATCCAATTCCTTTAAAGTGACAACTTCTTTATTAAGAGTAATATTTCTCTTAGGTGTATATACTCTATCAGCAACTGTGTATGTTCCTTCTAAATGTATACGAACTTGGTTTTCATTTAAAGGTCTCTCTGAATAAACCCAATTCCTAGATTTATTAGATTTTCCATTTATTGTATCCTTGCTGTATCTATCGTAAAGTTTTTTAACCAAAGCTTTTTCTGAATTATTTGGTACTTCTTCAACTTTTTGTAATTGTTTATCTTGTACACTTGAGGAATTTTGTGTTGACGCGTCTGCTTTTGGATATATTCCAAATGTTCCCCCATAGATGATACCTAGCGATAGAATAGATTTTAATACGATTGAATTTTTTGAGTCATATTTTTTGAACATATTTAATTACCTCCTTGATGTAAAGCTTTATTTGCTACAATTATAAAAATAATAGACGTGTTCATGAATTAAATTCATCTTAACTCTTGATTAACTTTAATTTGCTACCACTCTGAATTTAATAACTATAAATCGTCTACACATAATTGGACAAAATCTAAGAGAATAAAATTTGTTAATTTAAAATAGCAAGCAATTCAAAGTTATATGTGTAATAGATAAAATAGATATCCCTATAGTGATGCGTTACTAGCTAAACATAGTAACACATTAGAAGATAATGAAGTTAAGGAGTTACTGGATTGTTTCGACTATGTAATTAAGTATAAAAATATCCAACGACAAAACGTAATTATAAAATGGTAAAAGCTATGGTACAGTTTCAAATTGCTAATGACATGCGTATCGGTGAGCTACTTGCAATAAAGAGAGTAAATATAAACTATGAAGATAAAACGCTAGATATCGACGGTAAAGTTAATTGGATAACTGAAAAATGACGGGAGCATCCGGAGTAAAAGAGACAACTAGAACAAGTAACAGCTATAGGGCTATAGGCCTCACTATCCATAGCATCGACTTACTAAGAACACTTATGCTTGTAATGATAAGTTTATTAATATAGGGTACATATTCACAAATGCAGCTGGTGGCCCTATCGACTCGAACAAAATTAGCAACATTATTAAAGGGGGCACTATCAAAGAGACAACTGAGATTAGTTCTATTAAGAAACCTGTAACGACGCATACATTACATCATTCGCATATATCTACACTTGCTCAATTAGGAATTAACTTAAAAGCAATGCAAGAGCATGTAGGTCATTCAGATTATAAAAAATCTAGAGATATACACACATGTTACTAATCAGATGGCGAAAGATATGATGAATAAATTTGAACGATTGGGGAGTTAAAATTGGAAAAAGATGATATACTAGCAGAAATTAAGCCTATGCTCAATTTTGATGAGCAAATAGCGAAATTAAAACAGATGAATATATTTTTTAATATTATTGACACCGAAAAAGCAAATGAAATTCTTAGAAAAAATAATTACTTCTTCAAACTAGCTTATTTCCGAAAAAATTTCGAAAAAAAGAATGGCGGCTATTTCATAGAATTTGCTTATTTATCAGATTTAGCAACTATAGATATGAAATTAAGATACACAATGTTGCATTTAACTTTAGATATTGAACATAGTTTAAAGTGTCTAGTCTTAAAACTAATAACAGAAAATAACCAAGAAGATGGTTATAAAATAATAGATGAGTTCTTATGTATTGATAAATCATATAGCAATTCAAATTTTGACACAAATTCAAGAACACCAGAAGAAGTTATGGAAACCAAAATCAAAAATAAAAACGAAATATTCAAGCATATGAATAAACGAGGACAACTACCCGAGAAGTTGAATAAATACTATCAAAATCCACCCGCATGGGTTTGCATTGAATTCATGCAACTAGGTCAATTCGTTTCGTTTCTCAACTTCTATTACAAGAAGTACAATGACGAAGAATTGAGAGTTGCTAATATTTTAATGCCTTTAGTTAAAAATATAAGAAACAAATCAGCTCATAACCAACCCATCATAGCAAATCTAAATTATGACAGTAGATCTCCTCAATATTTATTTGAAAAAGGGAATAATATAGGCATATCTAGAAACATGTTCGGAATAAAAAATTTCATAGATACTTTCGCTACGCTAGAATTACATAATCAAGTTTGTAGTAATGCAATTATCCAAGCAAGATATCACGATTTGGACCAACTTCAAAAGCGATATAAAAGAAACGAAAGCTATTATAATAATGCATTAGCTATCAAAAGATTTTTTATAGCTTTAGATAAAATTATTGACTTCAACAGACCAAAAGTATAAACTATCTAGTGAGGAAAGAGACTTATAGGTCTCGCGAGTTATTTTAATTCGTATGCAAGAAAAAGAAGAGCTATGCATTTTATTTAAAATGCGTAGTTCTTTTTTTATGCATCTAAATTCATATTATTTTTGCAATATAAACATATCTTTGTGCAAATTCCGAACACAAAACATTCACATCATCCTTTTTTGCCCTTTTCTGTCCCTTTTCTATATCCCAAACATAAAAAAATCCCCCATAAGCCTATGCCTACGAGGGTTATAATATATTAAATATTATTGTTCTTCTTTTATATACTGCTATTTTATGAATAATCATTAGTGTTCAAAAAGCTGTTAAATCAATGTTTCATACTCATATTGTTCATTTTGAAAGTCTATGAACATTCACACTATTTCGTAACTTTGCGAACTTTTTGCGAACATACTACCCTTGCCCCTAGTTTCACAATTACACCTTTTTTCGCCTTTATAACAACCACACTCCTAGATCAATAGGTTGTAAGGTTTGAATGTACCTATAGCACTGAACATTTTAATGGGCTATACTTCTCAACAATTCACATCACTTCATAATTAACGTATTGCAATATGTATTCACCGCCTGCAAAGTATGAGGTCATATTTTTATATCAATGTACAAAAAACTGTTTTGCCCTTAAAACAACCACATTCCTGATTAATAGGTAGTTTAGTTTGAGCATTTTATAATTAACATAAAAAATAGACAAGTACCGAAGTACCTGCCTTATTTCTAAATCCACAGGAATTCATTAATATAATAATTATAATTGTAACTTAATTAATGTCTATTATAGTTATATATAATAGAAGCAAAACCTAAAATGACTATAAAAGCTATCAAAACATAAACTGAAAAATTATCAGTTCTAATATAAAACTTAAAAAGTAAGAACATTACAAAAGCAACTATAAAATAGACAGGAATAAACGACTTTCGCCAAAGTATAGAGTTTTTCATGAATTCACTCTCCTATCAACCGAAACATGACGCTGCGGCACCTGTGGCACCACCAGAAACCCCACCAATAATAGCACCTGCAACAGTTCCTAAACCTGGTATAACTGAAGCTGCACTAGCACCGCCTAGCCCACCAGTGCCAGCGCCTCCAACTGTTCCTAGACCACATTTAACCCAGTTAGTTTTTCTCTCTTGACTAGATTTAATTACTTGAACATCAAATCCATCTTTAACCTTTTTATAAACCAAAACAACATCGTTACCTTTTTTATCTTTAGCATTAGTTGGCATCACTTTTGACGTTTTTCCATCAGATAATGTTAACTTACCATTTTTGTCAACAGTCCCTTTAATACCCTTTTCAAATGAAAGATGCAAGGTACTTTCATTTTTTTGATTCAGTTTCCCGATATTATCACTTTTTTGTTCAGCATGAGCGTTGTCATCCATTACAAGAGAAGATCCTGCTATTGATCCCATAACTACGACTGTACTTAATAATACTTTTGATAACATTTGCTGTTTCATAATAAAAACTCCTTTTAAAATTTTTACATTTTAATTTTATCAGTTCTTACTATAACGCTTTACCAAAATTTCTTAAGTGCAATAAAATCATTCCTAATTGTAAAAAATGGCGTGTGTCTAAAATTTTATAGTAAAAATATAATTATTTAATCCATATTTATATTGCTTTCTCGCTATCTCCTCCGAACGTTGTGCTTGTTCCATTTGTGATTGAAGTTGTGCGTTTTCTTCATCGCGTTGTTTGAGTTGGCGCTTAAATTCTTCACGTTCTTTATTGGTCATTTCGTATGGTGTTTTCATCTCTCCTGAAGACGTTTGTTGTTTTTCTTCTCGATGCTCTACTGGAATAGTTGCTATCTGATAAAGCGCTTTAAGTCCTAAATTTGCGCTCGAGTGCAATTTTGATTGTTCATTTGCAACTTTGATAAACCTGCTAGCTTGGTACTTATCTAACCCAACTTTTTCAAGCCACTTACCAAACTCTCCGTGCGCTAAGTCATTTTCTTTCACATGCTTCAATCTTCGGCCAGTCTCGAATATCGACTGACCAGCGATGTTTGAAGTCGTATTTCACGACGTCACACTTACGATTAGCATATCTAGTTACAGAATCTTATCCCCCACTGCAACACAGGGCGTTTCTCAGCGTCTTAAAATAAAAAAACGCCACTCGTAAGTGACATTAAAAAATATCTTTTATAACATATCCAGTATTTTTGTTTGATCTGGAAAATTCATTTTTGTATATAGGTCATCTATAGTAATTGTATAGAAAGAATGTGAATAATTACTTATTAGTTTATCCATATTTTTCACCAATTTTATGTAATCATGTTTATTCAAAAATAGACATAGTGAAATCAACAAATCGAATACATAACTACCATTCATTGTAGGAACGTATTCTTTATCGTATATTTTGTTATAATTGGCGAATATATTAGCTCTACTTTTAGCCCTGTCTATTTTATAATCATACAATCTTTCTTCATGCGCACACACGTTACGAAACATATGTGCTTGTTGTAGTATACTGTCTACATCTGATGGAGTTATTTGAACACGTGTTTTATAATCTCTTTCCAATTTCCTTTTATAGTCTTTAGCAACTTCCAATCGAAGATCATCATCCAAATTGGAATACATTTTTGAAACATTACCTAAAGTTAAATAATTCACCAATATCCATAGTGGCACTCCATTATGAGTATTAATATAATGTTTTAATGGTTTATTTTTTCTATTACTCATAACCGAGCTAAATGTAGCAACCATTTTCACGATGCTATCTGTCTTACTTGTGTCAGATGAATAATTTTTAAAGTATAAATATGAATGTGGTTCTCTATATTTTTCGCTAAAATAATATGAAATTCTTGATTTAATATGAGTTTCAAATACTAACAAATACTCTAATAAAACATTCCTAAATTTTCTATCTAGTTTGTATAAAGAAAAGACTTCTTTAAAATGAGTACCTTGCTTATATTTATCAGGAACCAAAAAATTACCATTAACATCTAGTTCTAAAAATAAATCTTTATAACCATTTATGATATTATAATAATTTTCATTTTCTAAATCTCTTTTAGCACTACTCGGTACTTCCATTCCTCTTCTTCTTAGAATTTTCAATTGTTTATTATGACTTTCAAATGGCTTCATAAATTTACCCCTATAAAAGTAGCCATAACCCGAATAGAGTTATGGCTAGATCGTTATATATATAATACATTTAATTTTATCGGTTGTAAATAAATAAGAAATAACAAAAAGAGATATTTTACACAATTACCTCCTTTATTTTATTGCTACTCCTCAAACCCACCAATATTATCAATAAACACTGGTGTTGTTACATTTAAGTCTACTTTCTCAGTAAATAAGCTATGGTATCAAACTAATTAGTATTAATTTATAAATAGCATAGCTTCATTTTCTTCAATCCTCTAACGGTATATCATCCACAATCACAGTATGGTTAGGATTAGCGTTAGATACATCTTTTACAGTTTTATCTAATTCCTCATCGTCTCCGTCCCATTCACCAATGTTAATGAATATAGGAACATCCCCGTTGATATCATGCTTATCTGTAAATAACTTATGGTATTTACCCAACATATCACGAGCTTTTAAACGATCACTTGGCTTAATTGGCACCTCTATCAGTTCAACATGTTCATTATAGACTAACTGTACTTTGCCACTTTGTGGATTCTCTTTATATTCCCCACGCTTGACCACAACTTCTTTCGTTTCTGTTTCGTCACCGACTGCCGCATTCGTAAGCACATGTAGTAACTCTTTTGCAGTTAATACATTCTCATCTATAATCTTATCTTTTTGTTCTTGTATATATTGCTTGATGTGTGGCTTCTTTAATAACCTACACCCTGTCACATGTGCACTATTTGCGCTATAACCTGCTTTTATGGCACTTTGTGTCACATTAAGTGTTCTTATATACTCATTCACAAAACGCGCTTGCTTTGCCGTTAACTCACTCATTCTATCACCTCCACAATTTTATCTAATAAGGTTTCATACCATAATCTTACAGATTGTTCTGAACACTCTAAGACACTACTAATATCTTTATAACTACGTCCTTGTATTAAAGAATCGAAAATATAAAACTCTTTATCATTAGCTACTTGGTCAACAATCATTTCTAAGTGATTCTTTACAATATGATCATCAATGTTATCGTCTGCCATCCATTCATTAGAATTTTCATCACCTATTGAAAAGAATTCATCAGTATTTATATCATCATCTATTAATACATCACTTCTAGTTCGCTCATGATAATCACAAACGAAGCCTTTTATTTGCTGTTTATCCATTGTTACACCACTTTTACATGTGAAGATTGGTGATAAGCATTTACTCGTGCAATCTTGCTATTTTCAATTGCTATATTTCTTTGTTTTTGACGTTCTGAACGTTGTTTAATACTTGCTTGATACAAATCAACCTGTAAGCGTTCAATGACATTGTAGGGCTTATATCGTCCATTTGAACGCATATATTTTACAACTTGCTTCTGCTCTTTTTCTGTATAATGATTTAGTACCTTTTTCAACAACGCCATATTATTTATAGATCTATTTTTATAGTTTTGTAACCCTGCTTTTGTTTCAATAATTTTGATAACTAATTTTTCAATCGGATATGAGACAGACACGACCCCCATTATTTCATCACATGTTGTGGTCGACGCACTCATATGGTACATACTTTCAATTTGGAATTCACACATCTTAATTTTTTTATTAATAAATGCTGGGTTAAATTGCGTTAATAGTTGATACTCAGATAGTTTATTGTCGCCATTACGATAATATAAACAATTCTTCGTTTTAAGCAGTTTCATTTATTCACCCCTATAAACAGAGCCTACCCGAATTGGATAGGCAATCATTGCTATTTAATAATCCTGTTTTGCTTAGCTAAATTTTGTAGCGTTGTACCATATTGCTTTTGCTTAGACTGTTCTGATTGTTGTAACTCACTTGAAATCTCCTGCATATTGTTTTTAATATCCAAATCAACTGCATTTATTAATAGATTTGTATCTTCTTCATTTAAACCAAATGCATTTGCGACCTTTTTAGTATTATTTAACTCGTATTTTGTTTCCATTTAATTACCCTTTCTTTTTAACGTTTTAAAAACAACTTGTTATTGTGTTCGTATGGCAAATCATTACCATTAATATATGATGTAAATATATTTTCTCTAAAGTAGCCATTCAATGCTTCCCTAGCCTCTTTATCATCATATAATTGTTCTTGACTATAAATACTCGCATATTGCTGATGCTCATCTTCATATCTATCATTAATATCTTCTATTTCATCAATGATCTCATTATATGCATCGACTACCTTTTTTAATTTACCTAAAGCTGATTGTTTTTCTGATTCATATAATGATGACAACTCGCTTTGATGTTTTAATAATTCAATTGTCTTTTGATATTTAACTTCTTTCGACACACTTTTCTTTGTCTCTAAGCGTTTATTAAGTGCTTTTAGTTTCTTTTCATCAGCATCTGTTGCTTGATATAGGTTATCTGCTTTATCATCTTGTCCATCCATGATTAACTGTTTATATGTGGACTTATCTATCTTTATTTTACTCTCCAATGCATTACGCTCTTGTTTCAATTCTTGTATAGCCTTTTGTTGATCTATTACAAATTGGTTGTATTCTTTAAAGTACGATTCAGTTTTCATTTTTATCCCCTTTACACTTTAATTCGTTTCAAAGCTTCATAGCGTTTCATACTGCCATCAGCTAATTTCTTAATACTTCTCATCGCTTGTTGCTTTTCTTGTTCTGTCATAATGATGTAATAACCACGTTCACTAGGTTTATAACTGCACCCGATAGGATAGCCATAATCATATACTAATGAATTGATTACTCTTCGTAACCATCGTTCATTGCTTGAATTATATTCATATCCCAATTGATTTAAGATTTTAGTTTTAGTAATATACTTATTGGACGTATTTTTTATCACATTGAAAACTTGCAGGTGTTCGGTGGGTAAATGATACGTCTCTTTTTCTGCGATACTTTGCATTTCTACACCTCTTTCTTTTAATTATTTCATACCTAAATTATACCATTTTTACAGGTCTAAAACAAACTTACGTTCGCTTTATAGCGCGTTTTATCAATTGTTTAGCTTATCATATATAACACTTATAAAATCATGTTATAAACTTAACGTTAGGCTTTTCACATTAACCTAATATAGAACTTAAGTTCGATAAAATAACACGAACAAACAGCGAACAAACTTAACTTTTAGGCCTATGCCAAAAACACAAACTTTAGCTTGTATTAGCGTTAACAAAGTTCTCACACCTTGCACAAATCTTGCCATTTTTTCAATTCTCAAAGACTGTATACCTTCCGATGTTAAAAGCTAACACCTTTATATAACCTTATTATTTTCAAAGCCATAAAACAGCTCAATATCAACATTTCACACTTTTTTGAATTTCGCCTACCTATCTATTAACTCACTATTGTTGCAACCTTTACATTTTAAAACTTCTATACCTTATACTTTTATATTAGGAGCCACACACCACGTGAGACTCCATATTTAATTACTTATTCAAACTGTAATAAGATGACTTCAACTCAGTTAACTTATGCTCTAAAGCCTTGTAATCCTCTTGTGTCGCATTCTCATCTTGTACAAACTCAGTTACTAATCTCAACCCCTCAACTAACTCTGGTGCTGGTTCATTGATTCCTGTAGCTAACTGATACAACATTTCAATATTCGCTATCACATCAGTATTACTCGATTGAATGCCCTCAAGTGTATCGGTATCAAATCCATTTTCTAGGTACTCAAACACATCACTATTATTTGATTCTGCATATGTTTGTAATCCATACATAAAATACTCATCTTCAAATAATTGACTGGCCATCATATCACTAATAGAAAGCTGTTTACCGTCATGTAATTCATAACCTACATAATGACCTTCTATACTTCTTATAAGCCCCTCAGTGTGCTTAGGTGACGCTAATTCAAATGATTGCCTTACTTTACAATCTTTAATATATACATGACCGAATAACTTCCCATTCATCATCACGTATGCCATATCAAATGGATCATTGTATAACTTAAAGCAACATGGTTGCACTTTACTATGTTCTAATAATCCTGTGTAGTACCTTAGTAACGTGCCTGCTCGTGTTTCAAATTGGTTTACGATAGTTTCTATGTTCATTTGATTTTCTCCTCTTTATTTATTCTTAATACCATAGGCACCCATGAGGGCACGTCCGTTTGTTGTCCATCTTCTGGATAACAAATTGCTAATGGTAAGTTAGGAACTCTACCATCCAACAAATAACGCATTACAAAACTACCTCTATACACTAAATCAAGTTGTTCACTTTTAACTAATTCAATCAGCGCAAACATTGTAATTTTGTTCCATCCACTCCAAAACACAATATTCTCATCCTTATCGTGTGTGACACTGGTTCTCCCTATATAGTCGTGATTCATTTCTTTAAACAAATCTTCTAACTGATATATCGGTATCTCCTTATATTCTTTTACATAATCGTATATATACTTTTTAAGTTGCTCTTTATCCATGTGTTACCTCCAATATTTTTAAATGGGAACTAGTCCCCGTTGAATTCCCGACTTAAAATACTTATCGGGAACTAGTCAAACCATTGATATATAAACTTTAAATAAACTTAGTTCCCGTTGTACCCGTTAAAAATTTTCTATCATATATGGTATAAAGCTAACAACATTTGTTCGTTTTCAAATAATAAATAATAATATTATTTATTGGGAACTTCGGGAACTATTAACTTTAATTGCTTGTGGTTAAAGTAGTCTTATAGTTCCCGTTTGTATGTTTTTCGCGGGAACTTATCGGGAACTTTGGGAACTATTTAATAATCTGAATAAGGATTATGAGAATTCGAGAAATCAAATCCTAATTCTTCAAGCATTTCTTTGTTTATAGCAAATCCTCTATACTTAATGTTTTTGTGACTCACCTTTTTTTGCAAGCGATCTTTTTCACCTTTAATTAAATATCCTTTTTTGCCCCATTGACCTGTTATAGTCTGCATTTCATGACCTAATTTATCGTGTACAGTTTGACCTAATATACATAAATAATCACGTTTATATATAGCTTTGATGTCACCATTTTTGACTGAACTATAGCCATCACCAGCGATATTATTTCTATTTGCATCTAAATATTGTAATAGTTCCTCTAACAGTTGCTTAGGTTTATCAATCGTCTTATTGTTTTTAACCATGCTGTCATAGGCTTGTTCGATAATTTTAAAATGGTCATGTTCAAACCCATCAATATCATTCAAAACCTCACCGGTAACTTGTAGTAACGCAAAGGCACGTCCTAAACGTTGCATGATTTCATTACTACCTTTTTGATTAAAATACCGTTGATAGCTCTCAAAAGCGTTCTTATACACGTCTTTTTTAGACTCATATTGTTTAATAAATGCCAACCCTAACGTTCCATAGTTCTCCCTAAACGATTTGTCTAATGTGGTAAAATCAAAATTATCTGGATATGGTGGATCTTGTAGTGTAACTACACGTGCTGATACACCCGCTTTTTCATCAGCCATATTTGCGATAGATGATTCACCAGTAGAAATTAAAATATTTCGCCATTCTTTTTTAGCGTTTAGTGTTAAATTAATATTACTTCTTGATTTACTTTCACCACTAGAAAAGTTATATGTGGCACTGGTAACAAACTTAGGATGTGTATTACGTGTATCATCTTTAAACATTGGAAATGAGTTCAAAAATGATGCCATCGATTCAATACTATTTTGAGTAGAACTCCATGTCGTGATAAGGTCGCTCGTTCCCCAAACACTTGATACTAAGTTGAGTGTGAATGTTTTACCTGTAGATGTACTACCTGATATTTCTACAATAAAGGGCTGTAATCCAAATTCTCTTAATAAAACCGAACCTAAAGAGGCATATAACATAACCATTACCATTGGTAGATCTTTTATTTGACCGAACACTTTTTTAGAGTAACCTTCTAATGTTCCTTTGCTTTGAAAAGAGTCTATTAACTTTTGAAATCCTTTATCATTACTAAACAACTTGATATTGCTGTCTTTCATCACTTCTTGATAAGGATAAATAAAATAACCTTTCACATGCCCCAAACGCGTTGCAACTTTAACATTCAATGGTGGATTATACCGTTTAGATATATTAATATAGTCAACAAGTTTAGTAGATGTTGACGATGTTACATCTAGCTTTTTATTAACCAATTTCAAGAGTTGACGACTATCTGAAATTTCTTCGGCACTCACAGCTATATTTACTGGCGTTTTATTGTCATAGAAAAGCATATTAAAGCTGACTTCGTTACTCTCAATATCTTCAAAGCGTTCAGTAATTTGAGGGATTGTATTTGTGATAAAAACCTTTTTATCTGGTTCGCCTTCTTTTTTACTTGGTATAAGTTGATATAAGGCAACACCGCATTGATGATGTTCAATTTCATAGCCTTTGGGTATAATTTCTTGTAAGGCACTATCTTTTTTATTAATTTTTTCAATTTTATCAAGTACATCACTTTTACCTGTTTCCATACAAAGCCCCTTTCTAATTGTTATAGTGTTTATTTAATATCGATTGAAAAGTGGCGTTGATTTCTTGTTCTTTCATAGGTGGTTTACATGCGAATTGCCCCCATAATAAAGCAAATGAATAAACAATATAATCATTAACGTGACATCTTAATAAATGCCCAACTAAGCTAGCTAGTGCATTGTTACGATTGCCTTCGGTTGTTCCAAAGCATAACTCTCGCCAATACTTACTATCTCGTCGCGTGTATCCTATGACACTCGGACTAACATTTGATTGTTCATACTCCTTTAACCACTGTTCAAGCATATCAACATCCATAATTGGACAGTCATTCACTCGTTTAATAAATATGTGTCCTTTTTGAATAACTGGTAGTGCAAAACATCTACTTGGCTGATATGAACCTTCATCCACTTTATGACCAATTTTATTTGCTAATACCTTTGAATATTTACGATAATCATCTGCACTTATTCGCTCATTTAGAGGGATATACAGGCGTATTCTAGCTTGTTCAGTTCTGTGCGAGTAACTTGTGTGCCAAAACCATGCAACATTGATTAAAGCTGAGCTGATTGCTTCATGTAATTGCTTTAAATCATTTATTTCATCATAATCAAGTACAATCACATCTCTGTATATGACATTTTTATCGTTTCGATGCTTTTTGATAATTTCACCATGATCATTTGCACCGTTTTTAATATCACCGTAAACAGCAACACCACGTGCATACTTATAATTCGCTTCTATAGGTACAGACAGTTTATTAACCAACTTACTCCATTTAGGTTTTGAAAAGCTCTTAAATGAACGTGAGTCTAAACTTTCATAATGTACCACTGAAACATGTGTGTCATATTCTAATTTAATTTCATTCATTTTTTGCACCTCTTAATGAAACAACAGAGCAAAGATGTTATAATAAGAATGTGTAATTTCTATATTACTCTGCTACTTTTATTGAATTCTTTGCGTCATCTGATTCCTCGCCAAAGTTCTCAGATGATGCTTTTTCTATTTCATAAAACTTTTCGATAATATTATCGAACTGCTCTATATAGAGATGGAATAAATCAAACATTTGATTATTGTGAATACGTCTCTCATGATAAGAAGCACCCTCTCTAATTAATTCATCTTTATTTAAGTTATGATTTGGTTCATGTGGATATAACTCCTCAAAATGCCAACCATGATTATCCTTTAAATCTTCGAATCTATCTTTCAACAATTTCAAATCGCTAAACAAATCATTAATTTCCCAATTCATTTATAATACCTCCACTTCAATATTTCCCACAATGTAATCTAATGCCCACTCTAACATTCCAATCACGTGTCCTTTGCGATCTGTTGTATGTTTATGTTCACCTTTTTCGTCTATGACACTATAACGATAAACGTGTTGTGTTTCTTTCATGACATCACTTAGCGTCATCGTTACTTCATCAAGAATTAAAAATACTTCATCTTCAAAATCTAATTCAGCAAGAATATTGAACAATCCATTATGAACTAACTTTAAAGCATATTCATAAAATGCTTTATCCTGATAATGATAGTCCTTATCGGATTGAAACTTATCTTCCTCGTATAATACTACTTCTAATATTTTAACCACTTTTGATAATTGATATTTTTGTTTGATTTCCATCTTAACTACCTACCTTTTTCTTATTTTTAATTTCTGTAATTTTTGATAAATCCATTTCTAAACACGCAACTTGAACATCTTTACTAACATCAGGAAAGTACTGTTCAAATACTTTTGGCGGTATATTTAACATTAAATTATGTTGAGTATCTTTAATGTTGTACCAGCCAACTACTGTTTTTGTAATAATAACTTGTTTTCGCACGTTGTAATCTCTCCTGTTAAATTAAATCCATAAGTTACCATCATGCCGTACACACTAAAAGCGACATACATGTTAGATATTGCTAGTAATAAAATTGTTAACAATGAAACTAAGCAGATATAAGTTAAGTACATTTTCATTGCCTTGCCTCCTACATCCATTTTTTATGACGCGCCTTCATGTACTCCTCGAATCGCGGAATACTGATAACAATCATTGTTGATGATAGTGAATAATATAAATCATTAATACCTTTATGATCTTTTTCCCACTCTTTTAAAATACGATTGACCGAACTGTATGAAATTCCAAAAATACCAGCTAGTGTATTAGGTTTCGCAAACAACGGATTTACTACAACTTGTTCCGGTTCTGTAACTGTATTTTCTTTTGATGGAAAATCTTGTAACTTTGTTCTAGGCATTTATTTAACCTCCTTTTTTTCTAAAGTTTCTAATAACCTTTCTTTGTTAACTAATATCTTTCCGCCAATTTTAGTATGTGGTATAACGTTTTTTTGAAGAAGTTTATAAGTATGGCGTTCACTTATACGTAACAATTGAGCAACTTCTTTTACAGTCATAAACATAAAATCACCCCTCACCTTAAGAATATATGCATTTATTTTTATTCCTTTATGCATAAATAGAGTATCGCACCTTCTTTTAGGAATGTCAAGAATAATATTGTATTATTTTTATGCATGGTTTATCATTAAAAATACGGAGGTGTCGCCAATGGTTGAATCAAATGATGAATTAAAAAAAGAATTAGGCAGATTTTTAAAGTCTATCCGAAAACAAAAAGGGAAGACAGCAAGCGAAATAAGTAAACAAATGCAGTATTCTCAAGGGCATATAAGTGGCATTGAAAATGGTGTTAAATCTTTTCCAAGCAATAAACTTATCGAAAGTTACTTAATGAACATAAAAGACACTAATGAGGAGTATAATTTTTATGTTGATGAAATAGCTAAGATAACGAAAAATAAAGTTAAGTTAAACAAAGTTTCTAATGTAACAAATAAAATGGAAATTATAGATAGAATGATGGATATACCATATTCTAGAGAATTCATATCTTTTGATGACAATAACGAAAAGAGTTTCACAATTTTTAACATTAGCATTAATGATTTGCACTTTCATCTGCAAGATATTAATAATTATAAATTTTACAAAGGCATTAGATTAACGGATAACGATAAAAATAACATCGATAAAATTTTAAATAATTATTTCGAAAATAAATCAGTTATTATAAAAGAGAACACAAAAACTTTAAGAGATAAAAATGAAAACTGGGAACAATTAGTAAAATTAAGCGATTATATAGATGATAAGTTAGATAAAAAGAACTGAACAAAGCACGCTAAAATAAATACTTAAAGCTAATACTACAAATATTACTACCGTACAATCCTATAAACATACGTAACTTTGCCTATTTTGTACTACACTTGATAGTTACTTGTTTATTTCAGACATTTTAAAAACAGAATATCTAAAGGAGGGATGACAAATGTGGGTTCGTGAAATCACCAAAAACAATAGTACGGCCTATCGCTATTTAGAGCGCTATACAGACCCTTTAACTGGCAAGTATAAAACAGTATCAGTTACACGTAACAAGAATAATGTACGTAGCCAAAAGGACGCTCAATTAGAATTAAATAAAATAATTGAGCAACGTTTGAAACATTACAGTACGAAACAACTTGAAAACTTAACGTTCCATGATGCGTGCGATGAATGGTTAGAGCATTACAAGACACATTCAGGCTCGAAACCAACCACTATTAAAGAAAAGAAAAGTAATACTAATACAGTTAAAAATGCTATTGATAGCAAAGTACTCATCAGCAAGATTACGCACACCTACTTACAAAACATCATTAATGAATGGGCTAAATCACATAGTATTGGCCATGTTCAATCTCTTGTTATTGTTATTCGTTCCGTTTTCAAATATGCGTTTAAATATTATGATCTGCACGATATTAGTGTGTTAGATAAAATAGATATACCTAAGAAAGCCCAAACCAGAAACGAGTTTCAAGCTAAACGTAATAACTATTTAGAAGATAGCGAAGTAAAGGAGTTACTAGAGTGCTTCGACTATCTAATTAAACATAAGCGTCATGCTACGCGTAAACGTAACTATGAAATGGTAAAAGCATTAGTAGAATTTCAAATTAACAATGGAATGCGCATTGGCGAACTCCTAGCAATCAAGACAGACAATGTAGACGTGGAGAATAAAACACTAGAGATTGATGGCACAATTAACTGGGTTACAGATGTAGTAACTGGAGCATTTGGAGTGAAAGAAACGACTAAGACGAGTAAGAGTTATCGAACAATAGGCCTCACAGCTCAAAGTATTAATTTACTTAAAAAACTCATGCTAGAAAATAAAAAAGAGAATCAGTGGAATGATAAATTCATAGATAGAGGTTATATATTTACTAACACTGCTGGTAGCCCTATTGACTTAAATAAGGTGAATAATATTATTAAAGAAGCTACTGATATAAGTTCAATTAACAAGCGTGTGACAACGCACACATTACGTCACACACACATATCTACACTTGCGCAATTAGGAATTAACCTAAAAGCGATACAAGAGCGTGTAGGTCACTCGGACTATAAAACCACCTTAGAGATATACACACATGTTACTGATAAGATGGCAAAAGATATGATGAATAAATTAGAGGGGATAGGGAGTTAGATGGATAACAGAATAAATAAAGCTGTGAGTATTTATTCTGTTATATAACACAGATAATAAAAAGTTTAAATTTTTACCAAATTGGTTAGAGACAACATCATATTGGTTTAATATGGAGCATAATAACAATATAAACAAAAAATACAAAAAATTCTCAAGGGGATCTATTATATATTTAGATTTTGGCATCAATATTGGGCATGAATTTTCTGGCAGACATTTTGGAATAGTATTAAACAAAAATGATAGTCCATATAATTCTTTAGTAACAGTTGTACCATTAAGTTCAAAAAATAAAAAACACTATTTACCATTACAAAATATTGTATTTAAAACATCATTATCAATTTTGAACAAGACAGTTGATAATATCGAATTTGATTTAGACGTTATAAATCACGTAATTTTTACGGTTATAGAAATTATTAATAAAAATAATTTACAAAACACTTTGGAACAAAACACTATAGATTATTTAGATGATTTTGCAATTAAAACACGCTTCCCTACAGAAAGAGAAGTAATTAATAAAAGTAAAAACATAGTAGAATCATTTAATTTATACAATGACCCGAAAAATTTTTCTGCTTTGTTTAATTATTTGCTAATTGATGTAAACGATAGAAAATCAAAAGTTAATAACCTTAGAGAAGTTATTAATAAATATAAAAAATTTGATAAAAATACATTTGCCTGCACACAGAATGTAGTAACTATTAGCAAATTAAGAATTTTAAAAATTAACGCTGAAGATCCTTCTGGTAGAATGAAACTCGATTTTGATAGTATGAAATTAGTAGATAATGAAATTAAAAATAAGCTAATCAATTAG